TAAGGTATCTGGTAGTGAAGATAATGTACCTGATGAAATGAGAGAAGGTGTTGGTAGAGCATTGGGTGGTGCTGCTAGAGCAGTAGGTGGTGCTGCTAAGAAGACTGTTGGGTATGCTGCTAAAGCTGCTGGTGGTATAGTTGGTCAAGCACATGCTAGTTATAATGATTCAACTGGAAAGCATAAACCAAAGATAGATCTATCTAAGTCAAAGAAGAAACCAACAACAGGTGGTTTAAGTGCTGCTCAATCTCAAGCAGAGACAGCAAAGAAAGCACGATTGGATGCTAGAAAGAAAGCAATTCAAAAGATTAAAGATGATAGAAGAGAAAGGGCAACTACTATAATGACAGCAGAGAAAGCTGCTAAGAAGGTGAAGAAAGAGGGTGAGGACAAGAAGTTTAAAGCAGATTCAGGGAAACCAATAGTTGCTGAGTTTGTAGATCATCTATGGGAAGCAAAGAAGTGTCCTAAGTGTGGTAAAAAACCACATAAAGGTGCTTGTAAACCGTGTTAAATGATTATTATTTTAGATGATGTAGTCCGTGACCTTGAATCTGATTTTAATTACTCCTTAGACTGGTGTGATTTAGATCAGGATCATAAGCATAAAGATTTGTGTTTATCATTTGTTGATATTGCTAGAAAATATTTTAATTTAGATCAATGTGTTGGTTATGAATGTTGGAGTCAGACTAATAGTGCTCCTACTGATTGGCATTATGATAAGGATGAAGACCTTGCTGCTAAGGGAACTTTAAGTTTTCCTTTATGCTCAATGGTTTATTATGTGCATGTAGATAAGTTACAGGGTGGACAATTACATTTAGAAAATGATATAATAACACCAAAGAAAAATAGATTAGTTATTTTTTCTCCTGGAATTTATCATGGAGTAAGTCCATATCAGGGTGAAAGAGTTTCTTTTCTAGTTAACCCTTGGGATAGGAGACTAAATAAATTGTATGACAATTAAGATTATGGGATGGAAACCTCCACAAAGACCAGCGTGGCTGAAAGCTTATATGAAAATGCCTGGACATATAAGGGTACAACTTTTTTTACTGACGATATTGGCGACTTCTTCGGTTTCGTCTACTGCATTACTAATCTCCAATCGGGTAAGAAATATATCGGACGCAAATACTTTTGGTCAAAGCGTAAGCCTAGAGGTGGTAAGAGAAGGGTTACGACTGAGAGTGACTGGAAGAAGTACTACGGAAGCTCTGACCAACTTAAAGCAGATCGAAAGTTACTTGGGAACTCCTGCTTCAAGAGAGAGATCTTATCACTCCAACCAACAGCAGGTAAAGTAAACTTTGAAGAGACAAGACAACTGTTTCTTAATAATGTCCTGACAGAGAGCTTGACGGACGGCACACCTGCCTATTATAATAGCAACATCCTCGGTAGATACTACCGTAAGGATTATTATGATCTTTAATACTTTTATTCACTACTTTCATTCTTTGATAGATCCTCCTAATGTGGAGGAACTATTAAAGGCTGCTGAAAATGCAGAGTTACATGAGCAACAATTCTTTGCTTGGAAGAATGATTGTGAAATAGAAGTTGAGAGGTTAGCGTTTGAAAGTATGGGTCATGAAATTCTTGGTCCTACAATAGATGCATTCTTTTCTCAATTACCTCCAGTTCCACCAGACACTATTAACATTAGAGTCCATGAGATTTGGAGAAGTACTTATACGAGAGGATGTTTCCAAGAGATTCATGACCACCTTCCGCACCATCTTTCTGGTGTTCTTTTTCTAGATGATCACGAAGAAAATTGTGGAAGGTTTTATTTTCATCACAGACATTACTCTGAACTTACTCAAGAATGGAAAGAACTTTACTTTCCTCAGAGTAGAATGTATATACCAGCAAAGAGAGGTCAGGTACTTCTTTTTCCATCACATATGATGCATGGTGTAACTGTTCATAGATCTGATAAGATACGCAGAACTGTAGCATTTAATATAAACTTAGAACTAAATAAACGAAATCATTCTAACAATGAAAATCTTTCTTGATACTGCTGATGCAGATGTAATCCGTAAGCATTTTGATACGGGTATAATTGATGGAGTTACAACAAATCCTACTTTAATATTGAAGAGTGGTAGAGATCCTGAAGAGGACTACCAAGAGATTAAAGATATTGGTGTAGAAGATATCAGTATGGAGATTGTAACTGATGATGTTGATACCTTTGTATCTGAGGGTAGAAGACTCAATGAAAAATATGGTAGTGTAACAACTATTAAAGTACCTTGTACTGTTGAAGGTCTTAAAGCTTGTAAGATTCTTACTGATGAAGGTATTAAGGTCAATGTAACTCTTATCTTCTCTCAATCACAAGCAATACTTGCTGCTAAAGCAGGTGCTACATATGTTTCACCATTTGTAGGTAGAGTAGATGACAATTCATTTGGTGGTCTATGCTTGGTTAAGGATATTGCTAAGGTATTCCGTGAGCATATGGTAAGAACTGAAGTACTAGCAGCATCTCTTAGAAATGTTAGAGATGTAGGTAGAGCATTTGAGTATGGTGCAGACATAGTTACTATGCCACCAGCAGTCTTTGAAAAGATGTACAATCACATTCTTACAGACAAAGGATTGGAACTATTTCAAAAGGATTATGAGGCAGTAGGTACAACTGCGTAGGCATTTATTTTTGTTAAGTAGGCCGGTCCTGAAATCCACATATCTGTATAAATAATGATAGAATTAAGGACAACAAGATGACCTGAGTTCTTTACATTATGAGGTTAAGGTTAAGGAGGTTAACGAAAATGTCTGGACACAATACGATTTCATTCAATCAACTAGCAGAATGGACGGAATTCGATTCATCACAAGATGAAAATCTAGTCAACGACTACTTTGATTGCTTGATCGAGTGTGAAGACGATCACAGTTCTTGCAAGAGAATATGCAAGGAGATGTTAATTTAGTTCACTAATTCAATTCAAATGTACACTGACCCTTGACTCTTTGAGTCAGGGGTCTTATAATATGTTCAGCTAAATAAAAAAAAGATTTATTCTTATGGCTTTATCAGAACAAGTAGAAGATTCTATGAGGGAGGCAGAAGGTAATTTAAGAAACGCATTGTCATTTGCAGCTAGAACTGAAAAGCCATTTATAGCAAAACATATTAGTGAAATGATTCATCTTATTGATGAACTTATTCATGCTGATGCATTCTTTGATAAGATAGACCGTGATCGCACATGTGATTGATGATCTTTTTGATATGCAATTTCTTGCAGATCTTGAAGACACTATATTAGAAACCCCAGTTTACTCAACCAATGTAGCAAACCCAGCTTCCTTTCCTCACGGAAGGACTGGTAGTCATAGATTATTTGGTGCTGATATATTTGTTAGGCATGGACTCAATCGAGTTGAAACCTTACATAAAGAAGCCAATAAATTTTTTGATGCCTTTGCTATCATAGAGCAGGAGGTTTTCAATTGTCCTATTTTTCTTAGGAGAATTGATCTCAATCTTCAGTACTATGGCCAGGATGGTTCTGCTCATACAGATGGTGTTGAAGATAATGATTGGACTATTATGATTATGAGTAATACCAAATGGAAACCAGAATGGGGTGGTCAATTTCAATTGTTAGAAGGAGATAAAGTTGTAGAGCAGCATGATTATGTGCCAGGTAGATTGGTTATCTTCCCTGGTAATGTCCTTCATAGAGGTCTTGCTCCGTTGGATAGATATGCTTACAGGTATACGACTGTCTTCAGGGTTGTTATAGATGACTTTGAAGGAATACAATCTAACTGGGATTAATTATGAATCAAAAAGAATCAGGTTTAAGTAAAGAAGACTTTGAATACTTACAAGAACATGGGTATGAATACACTCCCTTACCTATCCCTTTTGCTAAGAAAAAGGAGGCAGAAGCTTCTGCAAAAAGTTTATTTATTGAAAGTGTTTTAAAACCTGATAACGAACTTCGTCAGTGTGCTCGTAACCAGAAGTGTTATAATGAACTGATGGAAATTAGACAACATGTATTGGAGTACTTAGGGTATCATGAAAAAGCCTAGCATTGAACAAATAGACAATTTTTTCCCTAGGGATATTGCTGAGTTTGTTGCTCAGTATGCAGGGGATGCTGCGTATACTTATGGGGAGAGGGATAATTCTCCTGAAGATATATTAGATGTTAGAGATCCTACTGGGTTAGTTCATGAGTTATATAATTTAGAACATCCTGATCGTTTTAATACTGATATAGGTAAGAAGGGTAGTCCTGAAGATTCTAGGTTAGTTTATAATTGTTTTATAAAAGGTATTGGAGATAAGTATCCTGGATTTCTTGATGAGTATAAAGTATACAGATTGTATGTAAATTGTTTTGCTCCTAGAGAATTGGCATACTTTCATCAAGATTGTTATGAGGATGCCGATCAGTATACCTTTCTTTATTATCCTTTACATCCTTTATTTGAATATGATATTGTAGAGGGTGGATGTACAGAGTTTTATGTTGATAGAAAAGTTATAGGGACACCTCCTTTCCCTAATAGTATTGTTAGATTTAAATCGCAACTCTTACATAGAGCAACACCATTCAGGAGTCATCATAGATTTGCATATGCAATTAAGTTTGCTTGTAATGCTGAAGTTGATGAGTTTGTAAATGGATGATACTGTAGCGTATACATTTGATACTGAAGGGTATGTAATCATTGATGACTTTCTTTATGAGGATGTTGTTGATGAATTGCATGACCTTGCTGTTAATCATACAGATATAGATGATGTCTATCCTAATGATGGGTATCATTCTATTAACTTTGATAAAAATAATCTTCCCTTTGATGTCTTAGCTGATGTTATCAATGCTATACATGTAACCTTTTCTCCATTACATAATCTAGAATTTGATAGAGGGTGGGCTTTTGTATATAATAATTCGGCACATGGAGTAACACCTCATGCAGATCCTGCAGCAGTCAATGTTAATCTATGGGTAACTAGTAATGATTCTCTTAAAGATCCTACTCAAAATGGTTTAATTATTTACGATAAGAAACGACCTGAAGATTGGGTATGGGATCAATACAATTCTGATACAGATGGTATTAAACGATATTTAAAGGAGAGTAATGCTAAAGCAAGGTATGTTCCTTATAACTATAATAGAATTATAATTTTTGATTCTAAATACTTTCATAAAACCAACGGTGTTTCCATGTGGGGTGGAAAAAATAATCGCCGTGTGAATTATACATTTATGTTTAAATGATGGACTTTTATAATTATGATGACCTTACCATGAATGACAAGTGGAAGGTTACAATCTATCCTTTTTTTGATTCACACATTCTTTGTGTAGATAATATCTACAGAAATCCTAAGAAAGTATATGAGTATGTTTCTCAATGCCCTATAGTATCCTTGAAACCTAATACAAAAGGATCTCTTAATGGTGAATCCTTTTATGATGGGCAACACTATGCTAACTTAAGATTTGATACTAGAAGAGAAGTTTTATTTGCTAAGATATGTGAGTTCTATAAGATTGAAATGGGTGAAAATTTTGATCTTAATCCATTTTCTATTTTTAATCAGTTTAAACTATTAAAGAATCATCCAGGTCATCCATATTTTTGGAACCCACATGTCGATCATAATTTAAATGTATTAATTTATTTAAATCCAGATGAGAATTTTTCTCCTGGTACAAGTATCTACACAGGTACAACTAGAGGAAGAGCAGAGTTAACAAAGGATGGAGAATCTGATTCAGAACATACAGATCCTTGGAAAGATCCTTCTTATTTTCAGGAAGAACTCTGTATATTATCAAGGTTCAATTCTTTAGTTGCATTTCCAGGCCAATGGCCACACGGACAAACAATAGTTGATAATAGGTACACCAAGAAGACACGAATTACAGAGGTAACATTTTTCTAATGAGAGTACAATGCACAGTTTGTAATACTATAATTCAAAGCACTGGTAAGCCACAAGTATGTGGATGTAGCAACCAGATGGTAGTAGATGATACAGGATTTACAGCGAAATCTTTAGCGAATGTGAAGGTTCTAAATACTATTACAAATGTTACGGAATCTGGACATTTGACTGATGATCAGTTAAAATGGCAGGAACAACGCCGTAAGCGTAAAATTCGCAAACTTACTTTCGAGGAACGATGATCGACCTAGATGCACGATACCATGACTACCTTCACCTAAAGGAAAAGAAGTTCCGTATCGATGGCATCGAGGAACATGTCAAAGGGTATGGTTATACCGATGACGGTACAGATATAGATGGTTACTATGTGACCACAGAGAATCATACCATGTACTTTTGTAAGCAAGGTGGATTCAAGCGTAAAGAAGTATTAAAATGAGTGGAGACTGTAGAAATCAACCAGTCATCTTCTATAGTAAGGAGATGACTCTAGCAAAAATGATTCTCCTATCATCAAAGGGTGTTAAGTTTGACATAGAAGAATTAAAAAAAGAATTGACAAGAGTAGAAGGATAGTCTATAATACCTGATAGTAACTTAAGTTTATTATGTCTTGTGGACAGAATCATAAGTATGATGCCTATCAAAAAGCATCGGACGCATTAAAAGCAGCATTAGTCGAAGCCCTAAATACAGACGAGGAAACTTCAACGCTTGAAGAACTGTTCCAGCACTACATAGGTGCTAGAAATAGAGCAGACAAAGCATCAAATTCCTACAGCATTTACGGCGGCGACAGCGTTATAACTTTTGGGGATGGTTTTAATCCCGTACAAGCAGCAGATACAGTAGCATTTGATTACAGTGGTTTAGGCACTGATACTATCTTTACTGGATCTGATAACGATGTCTTTAATGTAGGTCTGGGGAGCAGCAGCGTTGACTCTATAACACTTGGATAATGAAAGCTCTGATCACTGGTATTACGGGACAGGATGGATCGTACCTGGCCGAACTTCTCCTTGAAAAAGGTTATGAAGTTCATGGTATAGTTCGTCGTTCTTCGATGATTAATACCCATAGGATCGATCACATATATGAGAAGATCCAACTCCATTATGGAGATTTAACTGACTCAGGTAGCATCATTAGTTTAGTTCAAAAGATTAAACCTGATGAGGTGTATAACCTTGCTGCTATGAGTCATGTGAAGGTATCATTTGAGATGCCCGAATATACTGGTGAGGTAGATGCCCTTGGAACTCTTCGTATTCTAGATGCTATTCGCCTTCTGGATCACGAGTGTAAGTTCTATCAAGCATCTACCTCAGAGTTGTATGGATTAGTACAAGAAGTTCCTCAGAACGAGAAGACTCCTTTCTATCCTCGTAGTCCTTATGGGTGTGCTAAGTTGTACTCCTATTGGATTACTAAGAACTATCGTGAGGCATATGGTATCCATGCTAGTAATGGTATTCTATTCAATCACGAATCTCAGAGGAGAGGTGAGACCTTTGTAACTCGTAAGATTACAATGGGACTGTCTCGCATTTCTACTGGTATGCAACACGAGTTAGTGTTGGGTAACTTAGATGCTAAGAGAGATTGGGGACATGCTAAGGATTATGTCCGAGGTATGTGGATGATTACACAGCATGACAAACCAGACGACTTTGTGTTGGCTACTGGTAAAATGTATAGTGTAAGAGAGTTTGTTAACTATGCTGCAGAGTATTTTGGATTCACTATACGCTGGCATGGTGAGGGGTTAGAAGAGCGTGGTTACTGTGCAACTATGGGTAGAGACATCATCAGAGTGAGCGATAAATACTACCGCCCAACTGAGGTTGAACAACTTTTAGGTGATGCAACCAAGGCAAAAGAAGTCTTGGGATGGGAACCAGAGTTATCTTTTAAAGATCTCGTTGAAGACATGTGTATTTACGGACAATGAAATTATTTCACAAAATAACCAAGTGTAGAGTCTGTGGTAACGAACATTACGAAGTCGTTCTAGACCTAGGTGACCAATACTTATCAGGTATATTTCCTAAAGAGATTGATCCTGAAATGTACAAAGGTCCATTGACCCTTGTTAAGTGTGATGAATCTAAAGGTGGTTGTGGTCATGTACAGTTAGAGCATACCTTTGATCTTCCTACAATGTATGGAGATGAGTATGGGTATCGTTCTGGTTTGAATGGTAGCATGGTCAAGCACCTTAAGCGTAAAGCAGACAAGATCATGTCTGATGTCAAGCTTGACTCAGGTGATATTGTATGTGACATCGCAGGAAATGATGGAACCTTCTTATCGTTCTTTCCTAAGGACTGTCAGTTAGTTAGTATTGATCCTACCTCTAAGAAGTTTAAGGATTATATTCCTGAAAATGTTAATTACATTGCTGACTTTTTCTCTGCTGATACATTCCATGAGAGGTATGGTAAGCAGAAGGCAAAGGTTATTACTTCATTCTCTATGTTCTATGACTTAGAGGATCCATGTGAGTTTGCTAGACAGGTTTATGACTGTCTTGATAGTGATGGTATATGGGTACTCGAACAGAGTTATATGCCTGAGATGTTAAGGGTTAATTCTTTTGACACTGTATGTCATGAGCATCTTTCATACTATGGTATGAGACAACTTAAGTACATCATGGATAAGGCAGGGTTTAAGATCGTTGACTTTGATTTTAATGATGTTAATGGTGGTAGTATATCTGTTGTAGTTGCTAAGAGCTCTAGTAAGCGTAAGGAATGTACAACTAAACTTACTGCTATTCTTGCTAGTGAATTAGATCAAGAGTTGAATACAACTAAACCTTGGAAAGATTTTGCTATTAGATTGGTACAAAATAGAGAACAGTTCTGGAAGATGTTAACCTTCTATAAGGAGAACAAAGCTACAGTCTGTGCTTTAGGTGCTAGTACTAAGGGTAATGTAACACTCCAGACATGGGAGGTTACTCCTAATGATATTAGTGTGGTTGGTGATGTAAATCCTGATAAGGATGGATCATATACACCAGGTACTTGGATACCTATTCTCTCTGAAGAGAAGGTAATGGAACAAGAGTATGATGTTTACATTGTTCTTCCTTGGCACTTTAAGGATTTCTTTGTGAAGAACCCTAAGTTTAAAGGTAAGAGACTTCTATTCCCATTACCTACACCTGAAATTGTTATTCCATGAAACTGAGAACAATGGAATTAAATTCTAAGATCTTCGTAGCAGGTCACAAAGGACTTGTTGGTTCTGCTATTGTTCGCAAACTAAAGAGTCAGGGTTATGAAAATATCATTACCCGTAATAGGCAACAGTGTGATTTAACTAACTCAAGTCAAGTTAAACAACTGTTTGAGGAGAATAATATTGATTATGTCTTTGATGCTGCTGCTAGAGTCGGTGGCATTCATGCTAATGATGCATACTCAGCAGAGTTTATCTATCAGAATACAATGATTCAGACTAACCTGATTCATTGGGCATACAAATACTTTGTTAAGAAGTTTGTTTTCCTTGGTAGTGTCTGCATCTATCCTAAGTTTGCTGAGACTCCTGTTAAAGAGGAGTCTATATTGACAGGTGAATTAGAACCTACTAATGAAGCATATGCTATTGCTAAGATACATGGCATAGAGATGCTTAAGATGTATAACAAACAGTATGGATTTAAAGGTGTATCATTAATGCCTTCTAATCTATATGGACCAGGAGACAACTTCCATCCTGAAAATGGTCATGTGATACCTGCATTGATGACAAAGTTTAGCAATGCTACTACAGATACGGTTACATGTTGGGGTGATGGTACTCCAATGAGAGAGTTTACTTATGTGGATGATCTAGCAGATGCTTGTATGTTTGCTGTAGAACATTATGACAATGCAGAACTCATCAATGTTGGATCAGGCCAGGATATTTCCATCTTCCATTTAGCACATAAGATTGCTGCCCTTACAGGATTTACTGGTAAGATTGAATGGGATACTAGTAGACCTAATGGAACACCTAAGAGACCACTAGACTATAGTAAGATCTCACAGAAGGGTTGGAAACCTAAGTACGATCTTGACACTGGACTAGCGAAAGCATATGAGTGGTTTCAAGAAGCAACTAATCTACAAACAAAATGATTGGTATTAATGATGTAGGTAAGAAGAAAGAGCGTCTAGCAAATCAGATGTTCCAGTACTCTGCTGTGAAAGGTATAGCAAAGAACATGGGGTATCAATACTGTGTACCTCCATCTAAGTTCAAGAGTAATGCAGATCAATGGGAAGAGCATCAATTGTTTTATCCCTTTACCTTAGAAACATTTAGTCCGTTACAGATACAATGGATAGATGGGCGTAGACCTGTATTACAAGAGAGGCAATTCCATTTTGATGAGGAGTTGTTTAACAGTTGTCCTGACTGGGTTACCCTATGGGGATTCTTCCAGTCAGAGAAGTATTTTTTAAATGTTAGAGATGAATTAATAAAAGATTTTACATTCAAAGATGACATAAAAAACCCTTGTCTGGAAATGATGGAGGGTCTAAATAAACCTATTGCTTTACATGTGAGACGAACTGACTACGCTCAGTATGGACATCATCCTATAGTTTCGCTAGAATATTATGAGAAAGCACTGTCCTATTTCGATAGCGACAGACCTGTGGTTGTTCTTTCTGATGATCCTGCGTGGTGTCACGAGCAACCTCTATTTGCTGATGATAGGTTTATGATCTCCGAGTCAGGAGATCAATTTGTTGATCTTTGTTTAATGACTATGTGTACTGATTTTATCATAGCAAATAGTTCTTTTAGTTGGTGGGGTGCATGGCTCTCAGAATCAGCAGAAAAACAAGTGGTAGCTCCGAGCAAGTGGTTCGGACCTCCATTGGATCAACGCAACAACACACAAGATCTCTACTGCGAAGGTTGGATGAAAGTATGACTAATGTGGCTATAATATTCATAGGTACTAATAAGTACCTTGATTTTCTTCCAAGATATTATGAACAATGTGAAGAGCATCTGATGCCAGATGCTAACAAGCAGTATTTTATCTTTACGGATGGTGAACTGGATGGTACTCCAGACAATATGTCTATCTATCCGATAGAACATAAAGCATGGCCAGCAATCACGCTGGAAAGGTTCCACACTATCTTAGAGGCAGAGGAAGAATTAACTAAGTACGACTGGGTGCTCTTCCTTGACGCAGATATGGTAGTACAGAAGAAGATATTCTCTCATGAGATTCTAGATCCAGAGAAAGAATACCTTGCTGTACATCACCCATGTCATTATGCAGACTTCACTGGTACATTTGAAACCAATCCTAAGTCAGAAGCATATGTAGAAGGTGAACAAAAGAATTATTATCAAGGATGTCTGTGGGGTGGACAAGTTAAACATGCTATTCCTATGATGAAGACTCTGAGGGACAGAGTTGACAAGGATTATGAGAATGATATAATAGCAGTGTGGCATGATGAAAGTCAGATTAATAAGTTCTTTTTAGAGAATGAAGATAAGGTTAATGCCTTACCTCCTGACTATGCATACCCAGAGTGTTTCCCACATTATACATACGATAGAAAGATCATTCATCTTGCAAAAGATAACTCTGAATTACAAACATGACCGACCCTAATGCGTGGCAGTTGCCAACTTTTTATACAGGAGATAAGAAGTCACAATTTCGTTACAAATTTCCTAACCTTGAGTTAATAACCCATCAGAATTTTTCTCAATGCTATCAAGACATGTTTGTTTTGTCTATGCTTGATGGTAAACCTAAAGGAACATTCTGTGAAATTGGGGCAGGTCATCCTGTAATATCTAATAACACTGCTTTACTTGAATCTATATTTGGGTGGACTGGTATAGGATTTGAGATTAAAGATACTGAAGCGAATTTATATAATGATAATCGTAAAGCACCTGTTGCTGTAGGTGATGCAACTACTGCTGATTTTGATGAGTTGTTTAAAGAAGTTAATCTTGGACCTAACTTTGATTATCTACAGGTAGATTGTGAACCAGCACAGGTTACTTTCGATGCTATGTTAAAGGTAAACCTAGACAAATATAAATTTGCTACTATTACTTTTGAACATGATAAGTATAATGATGGTCCTGATATACAGAATGAGTCTAGAAAGTATCTTGAAGAAAGAGGATATGTTCTTATTGCAGATGATATATCAGTAGATGATTCTCATCCATTTGAGGACTGGTGGGCTCATCCTGATCTTGTTCCTAGTCATACTATTAGAGAGATGAAATGTGTGACTGGAGAGACTAAGAAAGCAGAAGATTATATGTTAGGAAAAGTATGATGTGGTATGTAATATTATGGACAGTCGTAACCATGTATGTATTGATACGCTTAGGCACATTTAAAAAATGAAAATAGTATTGTGGGGGTATCCATTACATACGGATACCTATTCTTATATCTATGAAGCGTTTAAGAAAGCATTCGAGTACCAAGGGTACGAAGTCTTCTGGTTTACCGATGAGGATCATCCAGAGGACTTTGATTATGAAGACTGCTTATTCTTTTGCGAAGGATATAAAGATAAAAAAATTCCTTTAAGGAAGAGTAGTACATATGTATGCCATGTCTGTGTAAATCCAGAGAAGTATCTTGGTAATGTCAAGAAGTTAATTGACATGAGATATCATGTAGATTACATTGAAGATACCAACTATACATATACTGTAGACTATGATAATTGTGATGAGTTAGAGTCGGGTGTACTCTATGACAAGAATTCTTCTGATTATGATATAATATACATGGCATGGGCAGCAAACCTATTGCCACATGAGATCGACTTTGATTGGGCAACCAGAAAGAGAGATCCAGAATATTATATGATCGGTAGTATATCTCCTAGTGGTCCATTTGCTAATGGTCCTGCTGTTGATGCATGGATGCAAGAGTGTCGTTATGCTGGTATTAAATGCTATCATAGTGACCCTTGGGTTCAACCACTTCCTGATGAAGTGTATAGGGAATATATGCAGAAGTCTATCATGCAACCTGATCTCAGAAATGAGACTCATAAAGCATGGGGTGTTAAGAGTTGTAGAATATTTAAGGCCATCAGTTATGGTCACTTAGGTATTACTAACTCACCCAAACTTGCTAAGTTTGTTGATGACTCTGTAGTATGCTCAGAGGATATTAAAGAACTTTTCCTCAAAGGTTTCGGCAAGTATCAGGATGTTGATTTAATACAACATCAGATGAAAATTGTTAGGGACAAACACACATTTATGAATCGATCCAAAGGCATTTTAAAACTATTGTAATCATGTACAATCCTCTTAATTTTGATATCAATCCTAAGTTCAAACACTTTGAATTTTCTAGAGATCATTTACCCACTGTGGTATGTGATAGTCTAGACGAATGGAAACCTCTTAAAGTTGCAGAGGTTGGTGTAGAGTACGGTGGATACTTAGATATCTATTATCCTCAGATGAAAGATTCTGTGGAGAAATTTTATCTTATTGATAAGTGGCAGACAGAAGGTAACGATGCTCACTTCACTAAGTTTGAAGATCGTGTAGAGCAAGGACATAAGAGAGTCATAGAATTATATGGAGACAATCCTAAGGTGGAGATGTGTAAGGGTTCTTCAGTAGATTGGGCAGCGAAATTTGAGAATGAATTTTTTGATTATGTTTATCTAGATGCTGATCATACTAAGGAAGCCGTACTAGAAGATCTTAAAGCATGGTATCCAAAAGTTAAATACGGTGGTATAATAGCAGGACATGATACCTATTGTGATCCTGACAATGTAACTGCTGATTACTTTGATGTTGAAGGTGCTTTAGAAGAGTTCTTTGATGAAGAAGTATGGGAAGGTATTCATTTGACTAATGAATACGCTTATAAATCATGGGTTTATATTAAATCAGACAAGCATGATTAATTTTTGTTTTCCAACTACAACATACTACGAAGATCTTCATCCTTCAGATGAAATCCAACAAGGTATGATTGATTATGTTGGAGGACTAGATAATGATTGTGGATCAGATTCTAATTTAACTGGTGATACCATTGGTGAGTATAGAATCTATGATAATCCTATATTTTTTTGGTTAAATGACCAAGTAAGTATACATTGCAGAGAGTATTTAAGAGCAATAGGAGTTGATGACACTGAGGTAAACTTGTATGCTTCAAAAGCATGGCCAGTTATAGTTAGAGAAGGTGGACATGTTGAAACACATGCTCATCGTAATTCTATATTAAGTGTTGTTTATTATCTTCAGACTAATGAAACTGGTTCGCTTTGTTTCTTTAATTCTCATTCACATGTAAAGGATCTTCCTTTACAATTTAAAAATGAAAATGAAACAAACTCTGCAACTGCTTTCAATCCTCCTGTTGCTAAAAGATTAGTCATCTTTCCATCTTCTTTAGTACATGCAGTAGACACACATTATGGTGTTGATAGTAGGTACTCTGTTTCATATGATATTATGGTTACACAGAAAGATGGTAGCAATTGTGAACATTACATTACAGATCCAAGTACTTGGGGTAAATTAAAGTGAGTAAAGTAACTTTTGGATTCATCGTTGGTGGTGATGATCCATATTATAAAAACTTGATGAGGGCATGTGAATCTCTTGAGAGAGTGAAGCAAGACCATGAAGTTCTTATCATTGATATGGATGATAGGTTAGACATTGAGGATCCTCATGTTAAAATTGTTAAGTCTGAAGCTAAACAACTTGACAATGATGATGATCGAAATTATTTTCAACCTGATATCTGGAAAAAAAGATATGAATTATATAAGCATGTAGAAACTGATTATTGTTTCTATCTTGATACTGATACTGTTGTTATAAATGACAGGGTAGATGAATTAGTTGAGGAGGCAGAGGATAAGTTTCTTTGTACTCAGCACTGGTGGGTTCCTACACTAGGAAATTATTTAAACACTGGTGAAAAAATTGATAGGACTAATACTGGTAAGTACATGCCAGAGAATCCTAGAGAATATCCTTATGCTGCATCTGGTGCATTTTTATTTCAGAAAGATAAACATGATGCTCTCTTTGAAAAATATCAAGAGATCTATGATCATATTTTTTCTGATGGTAAATTGCATAGTGGTGTAACAGATGAGATGATTCTTTGTCTTGCACTAAATGAGTGGGGTAATTTTAAGTTTACTAATGGATCGTTTAATCATTGTGCTGCAGCTGCTCAACAACCTATGGAGTTGAGAGATGGTGTGTGGTATGGTTCTAATCCAAATGAGACTGAAATGAAACCAGTTTTCTTATTTCATAGTGCTTATCAAAATGTTTCTACTCTAGGTAGGTATGGT